AGTCCGGCGTGGTGCGTGGCAAGCAGTGGCAACTGGCCGCAGGTGCTTGCGCGTTCTGCCAGCAAACTGCCGTCAAAGGAACAGCCAAGGTCTTTGCTTTGAACGAACCCTTCTGGAAGAACGGTGACACCATCTCGGCTGGAGGTGGCACCTATTCTGTCCGATATGGCGATGTGCAAGGTGCGCCACTTCACCCCAACTGCCGGTGCGACATCATCCCCGTGCTTGGAGATTCCGACTGATGAACGAACTGAACCCAACCGAATACGGGTTGAAGTCTGATGTGCCAACCGTCTGGCGTGAATTGTCAATCAAGAACATCGAGATTGACCAGCCCAAGCGGAGCGTGCTTGCGTACATCACCACGGATCGTGTGGACGAAGAAGGCGAGGTGGTTGTGCCTGAGGGCATCGACTTCTCACGCTTCAAGAAGACCGGTACTGTGTTCTACAATCATGACTACGCAGCCCCGTGCGGCGTCTGCACCAGCATCAAGCACACTGAACGTGGCATCATGGCAGTCACGCAGTTTCCTGAGCGGCCCGTTGGGTACGAAGGCAAGTGGCTGCCTGATGAAGTGTTTGCCATGTTTGCCTCTGATCCGCCGATTGTGAAGGCGTTTAGCATCGGCTTTGCGTACACCCAAGTACGCCAGCCCACCAAGAAAGACTTTGACCGATACGGTCGTGATGACATCAAGCGGATCGTGAGCAAATCACGCATGCTGGAATACAGCGTTGCACCCTTGCCCATGAACGAAGACGCCATTGCCGTACAAGTCACCAAGCAACTTAATGACAACGGCGACGTAGCCGATGTATGTAATTGTTCGCAGGCATCGTGCGAGAACCCTGAGAGCGTCAATTGTCGGCAGGCAATTGAAGGAGCAGAGCAGGCATCAACGACTCAGCCAGAGCGAAGTTCAAATGATTCTGAAACAAAGGAAAAAACCATGTCGGAAGATATCCGAAAGAAAATGATGGTTGACCTCAAGCCAGATATGACCATTGCCGAACTCATGGCTGCCATGGAAATGGAAGATGAGGCCGACGCTGTGCGTGCTGAGGTTGAGGAAGACGTCCGTAAAGCAGAACACGATGACGAAGAAAAGAAGAAGCAAGATGACAAAGACGAGAAGGCTGCCAAGTCTGCTGTCGCCCTTGTCGCTGATCTTGTCAAGAAGCAAGCAGCAGAAGGCCGCCGTCGTGTTGCCGCTGCCACGCCAATCGTGACTGCACCTGTTATTACCGGTAACCTGAAGCACCTGAAAGATGCCGAAACCGCACACGGTCTTGGTCAGTTCTTCTTGGGTTCTATGGGCAACAAGTCCGCACAACAGTGGGTCTCGGATCGCTACGGTGTCAAGGCACACGGCGAAACCAACAACTCGCTTGGCGGCTTCTTGGTTCCTGACGAACTGGAGCAAGCAATCATTGACTTGCGCGCACAGTTCGGCAAGTTCCGCGCCAACACCCGCGTGCTCAATATGAGCCGAGACACCTTGTTGATCAATCGGATCGCTGGCGGCCTGACCGCTTCGTTCGTTGGTGAAGGTTCGTCAATCAGCGAGACCGATGCTTCGTTCGACCAAGTCTCCTTGGTTGCTCGCAAGGCTGCCACGTTGACCAAGTACAGCCGTGAGTTGGCTGAAGATTCCGTTGTGAATCTTGGCGACTTCTTGGCTGGCGAAGTCGCCCGTGCGTTTGCCAATACAGAAGACGAAGCAGGCTTCAACGGTGACGGAACCTCAGGCAACGGCGGCATCGTCGGACTCAAGAACGCTGTTGGTTCCGCTGGTCAGAACACAGGTTCGGGCAACAACTTCGGTGCTTTGACTCTTGCTGACTTGACCGACACTGTTGGCTTGGCACCTGAGTTTGTGTTCTCACAAGGGACACCAAAGTGGTACATGTCAACCCAGTTCTATCACACTGTGGTGCTCAAACTTCTCAACGCTGCTGGCGGCAACACCAGTCAACTGTTGGCCAATGGCGTGACAGTTCCATCGTTGTTTGGATATGAAGTTGTGCTTACTGATGTCATGCCAAAATCAACCGCTGCATCTACCATCTGTGCGTACTTTGGCGCACTCGAACTCGGCGCAACGATGGGCGACCGTCGGCCAACCGAGATTGCCGTGAGTGAAGATCGCTTCTTCGAGGCCGACCAAATCGGTGTTCGTGGAACGACTCGCTTTGATATCAACTGTCACGATGTTGGCGATGGCAGCACTGCCGGTGCTATCGTTGCACTCAAGACTTCCTCATAATTGAAAGGCTGATACCAAATGATCGCTCTTCAAGACATTACTTTTAAGCACTTCTCCGAGTCTGATGCTTCGGCTCAAGACAAAGAGATTGATTGCCTGAACGCTGACTATCTCGTTGTTCAATTCTTCACCTCAGGTGGATCAGACGGCGCGATGGCAGAACTTCAACTTCTCGAATCTGATACATCGGGTTCTGGTCAGGTTGCTATCTGTTCTTCGTGGACCTTCGAGGCCGCAAGCGTTTCATCACCGTTGGCTTTGATGGGCCTGCTTCGTCTTCCAACTACGTTGCAGCGTTCACACTTAACGATCAGCGACCGATCACCGACGCCACTGCCGACTGGCAAAAGCGTGTGATCATCTGATCATTCACAACCCGTGACCTTCCTCTCAAAGGCCCGGCAGTCCGTTCGTGGCTGCCGGGCTGAGGGGGGAACAGGAGACTGCTGATGGCTCTGGCTGACAACGCACTCGTATCTCTAGCCGATGCAAAGGCGTACTTGGGGGTTGGCACATCCGGCGATGACGCCTTGATTGAACGGCTTATCAACGCGGAGTCAAGCCGCATCGAGCGGTACTGTGACCGCAACTTCCGCAAGCAATCATATCGTGAGTCATACAACGGCTACGGACAGCGACGGCTGCGATTACGAAACTACCCAGTCATTGGAGTCAGCCGAGTTGCCATCGGCACAAAGATTGCATTCAGCGTCAGCAGCGATACACCGTCAGATTTGCGCTCAGTTGTCGAAGTGCAAGATGACAGGCTAGTGCTGACCCGTCACCAGTCAGACGGAACCAAGACCACAACCAACTTGGTGTTCGCATCAAGCAACAACGACACCGCATCCGGTCTGGTGGATGCCATCAATGCCACAACTGGCTTTGACGCAACACTCTCAACCAACTGCTTGAGCATCGATCTGTTCCGCCAAGGCGGCGTGAACGTCATGCTCTCATCTGCACAGGTTGAGTTCCCTGACCGAGACGATATCCCATACCGCTTGCATGATGACCGTGCCACGCTTGAGTTCGTCGATTCAGCCGACATGCTGTTCTTTGGCAAGCACACAGATGCTGGGCTGCCAATGCCTCACACGTTTGCTGGCATCCTCGTCGAGTATGACGCAGGCTTTGACGGGCTGACCGAGATACCCGCTGATCTTGCACAAGCCTGCATTGAGTTGGTGCAGTATGCGTACAGCAACAGGGCCGAGAACCCAACCATGCAGTCTGAGTCAATCGGCTCCTATTCGTACACGCGGGCAGCCGATCCGATCCGCTCATCTGACCGGATCCGAGAACTGCTTGCCCAATTCGTAGATCGCAAGTCATGAGCGTCACAGAAC